TGGTAGTCCTGCGGTTGAAAGCGGATCACAATGGTATCATCAATTTTGGGTAAGTAATTACACACCATTTAAAGAAATTAATTTTTACAAATGGGCTGCAAATTACGTCAATATAGTAAAAATAAATTACGGAAATGGATACCCATCAAACGACTATAAGGGCAAATAGAAAATTAATACAAAATAAAATTGATAATTACTTAATTACATTCACTCAAAAAGATGCAGGTTTTGAAACGGTTATAAATGAAAAAATACTTTACTGCGAAATGAAGCCGATAACCTATCAACTAGCTAAAGCATTATTAAATGATCGTTTTATCAAAGGACAAACAGATGAAATACTAGCAGATACACCAGTTAAATTAATGAGTAAATTGCATCAAATTTATAGCGGTACTTGTATCGGTGAGAGTGGCAACGTTATAATCATTGACGATAGTAAAATTCAATTTATAAAGCAAAAATTTAATAATAAAAAAATAGCAATATTCTATCAATTTAAAGGTGAACTAGATTTAATTAAACAGGTATATTCTGATGATATTACAACTGATTTAAACGAGTTCAATAATACGGACAAGTCAATAGCTATTCAGCAGTCAGGAAGTGAGGGAATGAATTTATCTAAAGCTGATTATCTAATTTACTATAATTTCGGATTTAGTGGTAAAAATTATATTCAGTCAAGGGATAGGCTAACTACAATGAGCCGAAAATCAAATGAGGTATTTTTTATTTTTGAACGTGGAGGAATTAGTGAAAAAATTTATAAACGTATCAAAAATAAAAACCAATATAATATTAAACAATTTAATAAAGATTTTAATTGTGGTAAAACAGACAGATAAAATACGTAATGAATGGGAATCAAATGGTTGGTTTTGTATTAATCTAATTGCAACAAATAAGAATGGAATACCAGACTATCAAATGATAAAAAATGGTCAAGTTGATTGTTTTGTTGAATCGAAAGAAAAAAATGATCAGTTGAGCGAATTACAAAAGCGAATGATAAATAAATTGTTAGCACTTGGAAAACGTGTATTTATCAATGAATTAGAGGTTACAGAAGCCTTTGAAATTAATACTTTTGATATTTAACCTTATTTAAAACAACTATAAAAAAGATCATTTATTTATAAAAATGTATTATATTCGAAAGGTGAAACAATTAAAACAAAAGTTATGAAATACAGAATATTAAATCTTTACGCTTGTCTTGGAGGTAACCGTTATAAGTGGGATGAAGTAGCAAAGGAAGCAGGGATAGAAATAGAAGTAACTGCGGTTGAATTGGATGAGGAAGCGGCTAGATTATATCAAGAACGTTTCCCGAATGATATTGTTATTGTGGCAGATGCGCATCAATACTTATTAGACCAGTTTAAAGAGTTTGATTTTATTTGGAGTTCACCACCATGCCCGAGTCATAGTAAGGTAAGAATAAGCCAAAAAAATAGAGAAACTTTTAAATTTATTTACCCAGATATGAAATTATATGAGGAAGTTATTTTTTTAGATAATTTCTTTGAGGGCAAATATGTAGTTGAAAATGTAACACCTTACTATGAGCCATTAATACAGGCTAAGAAACGAGGTAGGCATTTATATTGGACAAATTTTAACTTGCCAACGGATTTAAGAGAAAGAAAGTTGGGTGGTATTTTGTGTGCAATGGATAATGAACTAGAAACCTTATGTAATTTTCACGATTACGATTTTACAAAATATAAGGGTAAACAAAGATTAGACAAAATGGCGCGTAATTTAGTAGACTACGAAGCTGGTCGAACAATATTTGAAACAGTTTTAGGGATTGAAAAAAAGTTGAATGTTCAGCAAGTTTCTATTTTTGATATTATTAATTAATATTTATTATAATAAAATTATAAACCAAGTTTAAAAACGTAAAAAACAAAAATTATGAAAAGCAAAGATTATTTAGAACTACTTTTAAATGAGTACGAAGATAGAGAGATGACAAAAGAGGAATTATCCTCAACGTTGAAACATTATGCTCACCTATACTTTAAAGAGCGATTAAAAAAATACTTTTTATTAGGTTGGTTATAAGGTTAAAAAAACATGAATAGTTAAGATTTAATAAGCTACTTTATTAGATTTCATTCGTACTTAAAAAAACAATAAGTACAAAATATTAATTATTTTTGTATATTAGCAAAAAAACGAATGAATTTTGATACCTTCATTTCAGATAATTACACCAAGATAAAATCTATATGCAAAAAATTTGATCGCATAAATTATGAAGATTTATGTCATGATGTGATAATAAAATTAAGAGATGAACAAGGACTATTTGATGCGATTGAAAAATCAAAAGAAAATGCGTACCTTTGGATAGTCATAAAAAATGAATACCTAAATAAAGCTATTAAAGAAATAAATACTATTAATATAGATGACTGTCAAATTAATTGTGATGATGAAATTGACTACACTCTAGAATTAAACGAAATTATAGCCGAAAGCGATTTATCACATATTGAAAGGTTATGGATTAAAGCTTTTTTAGATCGAGGATTGAATGCAAGCTGGGTAGAGAGTTCGACAGGAATAAGCAGACAACACGCAAAAGAACGATTTGACCACATTATAAATAAATTAATACAATGATAACAACAATACTACTAACGCTGGCGGCTTTGTATATTTACGAGCGTGAAATATACAATAAAATGGATATGGCCCATCCAAAACTATTAAGATTGGATTTTAAGCCATTTAACTGTTTATTTTGCTTATCCTTTTGGAGCGGTTTAATACTTACCTTTATAACTTTAAACCCTATTTATTTGGCTATGCCTTTATTTTATAAATTAATACAAAAACAATGACAATTAACGAACAACCTAAACCAAATTTGATAGGTGGAATATTAGCGATAACAATTTTAGTTTGCGCAGGATACTTAATTTATAAATCTATTCAATTATTTTCTTTATGAGTTTCTTAAAGCAAATAGAACCCTACATTAATGAGATCAACAAAACATTAAAGAACGGCTCAAGAATTGATGTAAATAAGATTAAAGATATTAATAGAATCTATGACGATTTAAGAGTAAAGGAGTCTGTAACAATTTATGGCAGACAAAAGTCTTTAAATGAATTACCGAAAGTAGATTTATCTTGCGGTCAATGTGTTAAGTCAATGTTCGAGCAAATCGTTATTTGGAATAACAAAAAGTCACAACCAATAGTTGAGTTTAAAGGAGTGCCAGATACTTCTCCAATCGAAGATCAAGAAGAAGCGGTCAGACCTGACCAATTATCATGGGGTGACTTTAAACGGTACTGTTCAGAACAGGGACTAAGAGTAAAAGGCAAAAAGAAAGCCGATTTATTAAAAGAGTTAGAAGAAATTAATTAGGTATGAAGAAACTTACAGATAAGCAAGAGAAATTTGCTCAATTAGTTGTCAAGTTAGGCAACCAATCGGAAGCGTATCGACAGGCTTATGATGTTAGTAATGAGAATGCAGAATGGATAGCATCTAAGGCTTCACACATTTTAGCAGAGGACAATATAAGGTCAAGGGTTGAAGAACTCCGAGAGCAAACTAAGAAAGCCCACGCAATTGACAGAGATCGAATGGTGAAATATAACCTAAGATTAGTCGAGGCGTGGGAAGAACTTTGGGAACTGGGCAAAAAGGAAAACAAGAACAAGGAAGAGATTCAACGTTTTTATCTATGTAAAGACTTAGTAAAAGGTTCGGATTATAAAAGTTGCCTAGCGGAGATCAGCAAATTGACGGGCTTATATGAGCCAGAGAAGAAGGAAATCAAAGATACTACGCATAAATCGGAATGGGGATAGTCTTGACTTTTTATAAAATAACTAATATATGACACAACTGTTTAAAGGTGACTGTTTAGAGGTAATGAAGTCTATTCCTGATGGGAGTATAGATGCAATAATTACCGATCCACCATACGGAACAACTGCGTGTAAATGGGATTCTGTTATTCCTTTTGATTTGATGTGGGATCAACTAAATAGAATTATTAAACCTAATGGTGCAATAGTTTTATTTGGAAGTGAGCCTTTTAGTAGTGCTTTAAGAATGAGTAATATTAAGAATTACAAATACGATTGGAAATGGAAAAAGAATATCCCTTCAGGATTTCAACTTGCCAAAATACAACCAAGAAGAGCTATTGAAGATATTGTAATATTTTATAAATCACAGCCTACATATAATGCTCAATATATAAAGTCAGAAATTGAAGATAGAAAAATAATAAATGGCAAAAAAAACGGAGGCGGCAGGTCTGAAAATATAAAAAACGAACACAGATTAGGCACTAGACCACAAAAAAACTTAATGAGGGATATTGTTTACCCTCATAGTTTATTGAGTTTTAAGGTAGCTAAAAGGAATGGAAATAGAGTTCATCCAACACAAAAACCAGTAGCACTGATGCAGTACCTAATAAAAACCTATACAAACGAGAATGAAACGGTTTTAGACTTTACAATGGGAAGTGGTTCAACTGGTGTTGCTTGTGTAAATACCAATAGAAACTTTATAGGAATTGAACAAGATGAAAAGTATTTTAACATAGCGGAACAAAGAATAAAAGAAACAGAATTTAAGCTATTTTAATATCGCAAAATTAATTCTATACAAGCCTCACCCTAAGCAATTAGAAATTCACAACGCGATCAGCGGAGAAGGGAAATATTTTATCGTATCAATTGGTCGACAATTTGGTAAGACTTTACTAGGTGAGAATCAAGCGTTGAAATGGGCGGTTGAGAATAGTTGGAAAATAGGATGGGTGTCACCTACTTATAAGCAATGCAAAAAGGTTTTTAAGGAAGTTATAAGAGCAATGGGCAAGAATCCGTTTATCACTTCTGCAAACCATTCAGATTTGGTCCTGAACTTTTCGAGCGGTTCGACTATGCTATTTTATTCGGCAGAAGCATACGACACGATAAGAGGCGAAACGTTTGATGCGTTGGTAGGTGATGAGGTAGCATTCTGGAAGCCCGAAGCATGGAACGAAGTACTAAAGGCGACTGTACTAGTCAAAGGTAAAAAAGTATTGTTATTATCCACTCCAAAAGGTAAGAATCAATTTTATACACTATTCAATCAATCGCACAACAACTCTAACTATAAATCGTTCTTCGGCACTTCATACGATAATCCACATATTGAAAGGGAAGAGATCGAAGATGCTAGGCGATCACTGCCTGAACATATCTTTAAGCAAGAATATTTAGCTGAGTTCTTAGATGACGGTTCAAGCGTATTCAGAAATATAAAAGAATGTATAGACAAAGGAGAAGAAACGAGGACATTATTTGCAGGTGTCGACTTAGGTCGTGCGGACGATTACACCGTTTTGACAATCGTAGATCAACACAACAGAGAATTGTTTTCGGAGCGTTGGCGGCATTTGGAATGGTCAACTATAATTAATAACGTAGTAACTCAACTAAACAAGTACAAGCCTAACGTATTGATAGAATCCAATGGCGCACAAGATGCAATATTTGAGCAGATACGTGATAAGGTCAATTATAACAAATCAAAGGTTAAGCCATTCGTAACAACGTCAAAAAGCAAACAGGCAATAGTTGAAAATCTTATTGTTGCATTTGAGAATAAGGAGATCGGTATAATAGGGAAGGATTGGCAGATAAGCGAATTGGAAGCATTTACCTATGAATACAACCTAAAGACTAGACAAATAAAATATAGTGCGCCTACTGGATTGCATGACGATTACGTGATGAGCCGAGCAATAACGAATGAAGCGCATAAAACAATGAAATCGAGCGGTATTTATTACATATCCCGTTAACATAATAACAAAAAAAAAGGTTATACTAATATGAAGCAGCCTAAAAATT